TTGAGAGTGACCTCTGGTCACCCATGAAAAGTTTTATTATTTTCCTTGGTAAATTACCTGAGTTCCCTCACTCAGCAATACATGACATACAAGTTGATTTAAATTGTTTGTCCGAACTTTACAAAATCTACAATGAAAAATAAAGCAGTTGATAAAGTTCTAGATATAGTTCGTTCATATCTTCATGAGCAACCAACAAATAATGTTGGTGGGGGACAAATTGCAGGGACAAAAGAGGCAGGTGATGATCCACCAGTTCCTAAGAAAAGAAAGAAATATATTTACATGAAGGGTGTCAGAAAGATGTGGAAACCCAACAATGGACAATCAGCAGGTTAAACTCGCAGTTCTGGATCAAAGATTAGAGACTTTTGAAGGTATAGTCTCTAAACTTGATGCTGCAATTGAAAAAATTGCAGAGGTAAATAACAATGTGAGTAGGATGCTTGCCGTTCATGAAGAAAGAATTTCAAAGCAAGAGGACATCGACGCAGTTCTGTTTGATAAAATCGACAAACTGCGTGATAAAATGGACATCGATCATGACAGCGTTAGCAGACGACTTTCATTATTGGAACGGAAACTTTGGATTGGTATCGGAGCATTGGGAGCAGTACTAATTATTACCAATCCTCAATCGATGAAGATTATCAGACCCTTGATATCATCTGTAGAGAGTGCTATAATACAACCAGCAGTTGCTATTGTGGATGAATCACGTTGATTCAAAGTTTATTGGTATTCTTTCCTCCCGTCTTCAAAGATTTAAACGAGTAAAAGCAGATCTATACAACTTTCGTTGTCCTGTTTGTGGTGACTCAAAGAAGAATAAGTCAAAGACAAGAGGATATCTGTACAATATGAAAGCAGATGTGAACTTTAAGTGTCACAACTGCGGTGCTTCAATGACGCTCAGTAATTTTATTAAGACGGTAGATCCCACATTGCACAAACAGTATGTCTTTGAAAGATTCAAAGAAGGGCATACTGGCAGAGCAACTGTTGTTCAGGAACCTGATTTTAAATTTGAAGCACCGAAGTTCAAAAAGAAACTTAAACTTCCTAAGGCATCTGAACATCCCAGATCTTCAGGATATTTAACGGCACGAAAACTTAATCCTGATGATTTCTACTATGCCAAATCTTTTAAAAAGTTTGCCAATAGTCTTAAACCAACTTTTGAGAGTGAAGAACATGATGAAGAACGTATCATCATCCCTCTTTATTATGAAAAAAACTTAATTGGGTTTCAAGGAAGATCCATAGGACCTAGCAAGGTTAAATACATTACCGTGATGCTTGATGATGACGCACCAAAAATCTACGGATTGGATAACATCAGAAGAGATGCTCCAGTCTATATTACAGAAGGACCATTCGACAGCACGTTCATTCGCAATGCGATTGCTATGTGCGGAGCTGATGCTGATATCAGTCGTTGGGGGATTAGCAATCCTGTGTGGATTTATGATAACGAACCCCGCAACAGAGAGATTACAAACAGAATCTCTAAGACAATCGATTCTGGTCAATCGATAGTCATCTGGCCAGAGAGCATAGATGATAAGGATATAAATGATATGGTAATGTCTGGACTGGACGTGCAGTCTGTGATAGAATTGAATACCTATTCTGGTTTAGAAGCAAAACTTAAATTTAACACCTGGAAAAAGATATGAGTAATGGCACCAAGGTTAAAAAGAGAGATGGTCGAATTGAACCCCTTGACCTAGACAAGATGCATCTGATGGTTGAAGAAGCAACCAAGGGCATTGCGGGGGTGTCTGCGAGTCAGGTAGAGATGAAGTCTGGTATTCAGTTTTATGATGGTATTACCACTGAAGAGATTCAAGAGATTCTGATTCGTGCTGCTTCTGACTTGATTGATCTAGATCATCCTAACTATCAGTTTGTTGCAGCAAGGTTGCTTCTGTTTGCTGTGCGTAAGCAGATCTATGGAAAGATGCGTGAGTTACCTAACCTTGAAACTCACATCTATAACTGTACAAACATTGACGTTTACGATAAGGAAATTTTCCTTAAGTATTCTAAGGAAGAGATTGAAAAGGTAAATAGTTTTATAGATCATGATAGGGATTTTCTCTTTACCTATGCAGGTCTTCGTCAAGTAGTTGACAAATATTTGGTGCAGGATAGAAGTTCTGGTGGAGTATATGAAACTCCTCAGTTCATGTATATCATGATTGCATTGACAATCTTTGCTGAATATCCCAAAGAGACACGTCTTTCCTACGTCAAAAGATACTATGACGCAATCTCCAGGCACAAAATCAACATTCCCACACCTATCATGGCAGGAGTGCGAACTCCACTTCGACAATTTGCTAGCTGTGTTCTTGTTGATGTTGATGACACC